CAACTGCGTTCCAGTCAGTATTTCCTACAGCATTAATAGTATAAAACTTTCCAGTTTGCAAATTAGCTGCTGCTACTATTTGTGGAACAGGGTTACAGAAATTATGCCACTCTGTTAAACTTGGAATGTCTATTTGTGAGGGAGTAACACGGAAAGCGTTTGCTGGGTGCATAAGCACATAAGCAAATAAACTAGCAGGATTATTTGTGGCGCGAAGATTCTTTAAACCATCCCACTGACCTGTAGCGCGATCGTAGTCCCACGTAATTGTTTGTACTAAACCATTAATACCTTCAATGCTTCCGTTTACTTTATTGGAACTTTGTATACGAATAGCTGTTTTAGCCAAGTAACATCCTGGAGGATTGTTCATTGGTTTTTCTTGGCTGTCGTAGCCAGTAACGTTTGAAAGTATAGCTTTGTGGTATTTTTTGAAGTCTACTTCGTCTTCAGTTTCATCACTGGTTGTACGACGAACGCGAATCTGATAACGTGCACGCGGTAACTTTTCTAGTGAGTGTACCCAATTAAACCCATCTTTGCGCTTTTCAAAGAATCCAGGAGATCCAAATGTTAAAATAGTATTTTGTGCAGGTACAAGATTTAAACCATTGTTTGGAGTATAGGTAATCTTAACCGCAATAGCTTTGCCAGTGCCTTCGTTGTTAACACCTGAAAGTGTAACAGTATGAAAGCCAGCTTTTAACTTTATAGGACTCGTAATACTTGATATCTCGTTGTTATATCCAGCTTTTGGAATTTGTACAGCGCGAGCACCATCGATCAATATTTCACCTTGATCGTCTGCAGCAGCCTCTACCACGTAATATCCGTCATACGGAAAATTAACGTTTGGCTCTGCATGTATAAAGTTTTCTGGATTTGTGTTTTTCCAAACCCCATAATCTCGTAAAAACGTACCCCACTTACCGTTTACGCCAACAGGTATAATACCTGCTGCTTCCATGGTAGCACTTGTGGTACGGCTTGTCCAAATAGTTTGAGCTACACCATCAGCTACTTGTCCACTGGCTTGTGAAAATAGTTTACCTGGCTGAATTGTTACGTTTTTCCAGGCTGAAGTAGACCAAACAGTGTCTTGGCCTACACCAGTAGTAATAGTTTCTGCAACTACTGCATAGGTTAAACCAGTGTAACCACTATAACCAGATAAATGGTGGAAGGGTGTATTTGGTTGCGGTTCTGTTACTGTGCCATTACTTTCCTGAATAAAAGTATAAAGCTTTACAAAGCCTAGGGGTACTTCTGGCAAGTAAACAACAGTTTTGTTTGTGCCTAACAGTGGAGCATAAGATTTTTCTGCATATTTTGACTGTAACCAAGCACTAGGATTTGCTCCAAGCACATCAGTAGCGGCTCCGTCAAATCGTGCTAAACCACCATTGGGGCTTAAACAAAAAGTAGTGTATCTATAAAGATTATTTGCAGGGTTCTCAACATCTGGATCGCTAGGAGGTACTAGTTGGTATACGCTGGGTGCTGTTACCAAAGACCCTACCGAGTTGTAAGAATACATGCCTATGGCAGTATTTGTTTCTTCATCATCCCAAGGTGTGGTGCTGTACGGGCGCATTTGAATTTCAATTGCGCAAGTTGTTTTGTCAATGTTTCCACTTTTAGTATTAATCTTTCGCATACCTTCTGGAAAGGATAATACAATGTCGACGGCGTCACAAGTTTGGTTAAGTGTAACTGTTTGCCACTTGTAGGTTCCAGGATGTGAAGGCGTTACATTTGTGGCGTTGTTTGTTAGCTCTAAGTTTACATACTGTTGCTCAACATCACGACCATATAAGTTATCAAAGTCTTTGTAACTGCCGTTTGTGCTGTACTCTGTGGCTGTACCAGTTAATGTAACTGGACGTGGCACGGTTACAGGCTCATCAACAAAATAATCAGACAACGGCTTTGAACCAATAGAAATATCTTGAATCTCTAGCGGGCCGAATCCCCAAACAATTGCTGTATTTAAAATATTAGTTTCGGTAAGAGATTCTGTGTATGGTGCGGCTCCAAGCATACCAGTAAAACGTACTTTTCCAAGCACAACAGGTATTGCTCCAAATGGGCTTGCTTGATTGTTTGCACCAGTAAACAAATTCATGCCACTGGGTGTGCCAGGATCATTTTGTGTGGGTGGACGAATAGGAGCAATTACATTGGCCAGTGCCATACCTGCCATATTAATAGCAATACTACCTGCTAGTTTTGCATTAGCAGCAGTGCTAAAACCCATTTCTGTACCAAGCGAGCTAGCAAACTTTCCACCATCATATTGTGCAACAACAAACGCTGCTAACACAATCAGCATACGTTTTGTGGAATCGCCTTGAGCTATGCTTTTATAGCTGATTTGCTGATTGCGTTGTAACACAGTTGTAGACCACTCTGACTTGGGCACAACTACCCCGTCCAGCATTACTACAATTTTGCTTATTAATGTTGCACCTACACCGTACTTGTTTTTTACAAACTCGACAAAGTCTTGGACAGTAGTACCTTCTACTGTCCAGTCACGGTGTACACTTAATTTAAGTGGGTGCGGCGCTCCCACAGCAGCAACTTGTTGCTGTGGTTGATAACTGTAAAATCCCACAAAGCGGTTTTTCCACTTGGGATTTGTAAGTGACTCTACAACCGAGTCCTGGCCTTGGCGACAGTGTAAAAACTTATTATCACCAATATAAATGCCTACGTGGGTAGGCTCACCTAAAATGTTAAACAAGCACAGATCGCCTGCGTTACCAGCGGACTCTAATTGCCAGTTATCTTTGTAGATACTTACAGCTTCTACAATTTGTGGATCGCTGCCACCGCTGTAAGACTCCACATAACTAGGTAAATCAATATTGAGCTCACCTTTATAGAATAAGCGTGCTAATCCCCAGCAGTCTACACCAGTAGTGTCTCTGCCGTTGTCTACGTAAGGTAATCCAATATATTTACTGTAATTCATTAGAATAGTCCTGGAAAGTAACTAGGAGTAAAGTTAAACGCAGGGAAAGGCTCTTTGTTGTAGCTTACCATGCTTAAACTTAGCGTTATACTATCAGCGTTATAACTTGCTGAAGTAATATAAAAATCAGAATATGTTGCTTCTGGATAGTCAGGATTATTTGATAATACTAGTTCAATTAGTACTTTTGTTCGGCTTACTAGGTGTGAGCGAACAATTGTAATTGCTTCTGGTGTTACAAAGTTTAGTGTAATTGTGCAATCTCCTACGCCTGTTTCTTGCTCATTGGGCAAGTTTAGGGTCATCGGAATAAAAAGGTACTCATTGCCGCGACTAACAACGCCATAGTTGATTTCATCATCTGTGGTAGTTGATAGCCGCTGCATGTAGTTATCAGTTAAGCGTACCGGCGTAGTAGATGCTGCTGGATCTGAATTACCGTTTGGATCGTAAATTGTTAGCAGCATAATAAGTTGTTCGTCAGTTTCTGACGAAAACATAGCACGAATTGCTGCTGGTGATAGCTTACTTAGTCTACTCATGGTAATATTTCAAATTTCATAGAAGTTTGCCAGTATCCAGGGGCCAGGTACTGCAGTTTAAAAAACTCGCCTTCACCGCTTGGTACTATGCGTGCTTCAACAGTTGTGTAGGTTCTGGGGTGTGGAAAACTAAAACGCTTTACACCTTTTATTGTATTGTTAACAAAGTTTTCTAACTCGGTGGTTTGTGCTGTTGTTAGTATAAACGACAAGTCCATTGTGCTTACGGCTAAACCACGACGACGCATTTTAGCTGGACCAGAGTCCGTGGCTGAACGTACTACGTTCAAACCAACTGACTCTGTAAATCCTTTTTGAGGCACTTGTGGAAAGTTGTTATTGGTAGGCCATGCTGGTATTGGCATAATTATCTCCTTGCTAATGCAGGTCGGTTACCAAAGTTACCGCTTAATGACTGCTGTACAGAACTACCAGGGCGAGAAAGTTCTCCTGCTACTGCGTCACCGATCATTACTTCAATCTTACGATTTCCGCGTGAGTCTGTGGTTTCTTTGGTAGTTGCTTGCTGATTACCATAGTTATTAACAACTACGTCGACTGTAGGTGCTGAACCACTATTTGCACGTACTCCCAAGTTTCCTTGACTGTCGCGCTTTAGGGGCATGATAGCTTCAGGACCTGCTTCACCCATTAAACCAGCACCTTGTGCAAACTTAAATAGTGTTGGTGAGCTTACAACTGAATTTGTAAACATTCCGCCTTTGGCAAACTTTCGCAAGCCAGCGTCATAAACACCGCCCTGAGCTTCTGCATACATTGGACCACTAAATCCTCCTGGAACAGAGGGTGTTGATCCAAAACCTAAGAATCCCATCAATGAAGTAGCTAAACCACTTGCTCCGCCTACGCCTTTAAACAGCATTGCTTGTTGTTGTTGGATCTCATAACGCAATAAGCCTTCGATAAAACCGTCAATCATACTCTTAAAGTTTAATTTACCAGTTTTTGTAAACTCTATAATTGCGTCTTCCATGCCTTTAAAAGCCTGCTTAAACAAGTCTGTGTATGCTTGTTGTCTTAGTGTTAAACCAGCAAGCGTTTCAGCGTCCTTGATACGGGCATCTGTTAACAGCTTAATGCTATCTCGCTGAGCGTTGTAGAAGTCTAACAGTCGCTTACGTTCTGCTTCATCAGCAGCCAATGCTTCACCAGTAAAACCTCCTGCTGCTACTTTTGCTGCATCTAATCTTTGAATTTCTTGATTATATGCTGCTTGTGCTGCAGTTAGTTGTTTTGTTTGATCTAGCTTTGCTTCGTTAATTTTTAAGGTATCTAGTTGTCGCTTGTAGCTTTCTTCGTCTAACTGTCCAGCATTGTACTTTATTTGCAGACTGCTTTGCTCAGCTTGATTTAAGCCGATTTGAGTGTCTAACTGTAGTGCAGCTAATTTAACGGCTTGGTCGGTTTCTTTTATCTCTTTATTTTTCAGATCTACAGCTTTTGCAATATCTGCTGTTCGTGTTGCTGTGGAGAGTGTAAGTTCACGGTCAACTACTGCCTGCGCAAGCACAGTACTGTATGTTTGTTGTGTATACTCAAGATCTTTTCTGCTTAAATCAGACTTAAGCGTTTCATCAGCAATAATTGACTTTGCTAATTCTGAACTAGCTGTAGCTACTTTTGCAGCATAATCTGCATCAGCTTTACGTATTAAAAATACTTTATTAGCCGCTGCAAACTCTGCTTCGCTGATTGAAGATTTTGTTTCTGCAAACTTTGCTTGTTCTTGATCAATAGTTTTTTGTATTTCGCCAATTTGTTTTAACACAACTACTCTGTTTGCGTCTACATCTGCAAATCTGCCTTTTATACTAACGCCGGCACTTTTAGCGTCTGAAGCTACTATTTGAGCATTTAGCGCTTCTTGAGCTTGTGCTTGTCCTAATGCCTGTCCTAGTCCCGTAATCACTCCGCTACTAAGACCTTCTCCTTGCAACATTTTCTTAATGTCTAGTGACGATTTAGTTCTGTTATCTCGAAAGTTGTTAATATTTCTACGTTCTTCTAATAAACCCTTGTTTTCAGGCTTATTAAGTTGTGATAGAATATCTTCTGGAGTACCTTTAATACCAGCCTTTTCAAGGTTTTGGCTAAAAGTATTTTCCATAATTGCTAATTTCAATTCGTTGTTAGAATTTATCAAACCTTGTTGAGCTTCCAACATTTTGCGGTCTAATCTAATACCTTCTAACTCTACTTGCGTGTCTACTTTCGCTTTAAGCCTAGGATCGCTGAATCCTGCGGAGGCTGCCTTTTTAAGCTCTAGGGCACCTCTTGCTGCGGCATCTACTAAACCGCGTGTAAATATATCAATATTTGCGATTAATCCAACTCGCATTGAGTCCGCAAATTTTAGTGAAGAAGTTTCCAAAGAAGCAGATATACCGCCTCTTTTTGCTTGTAGATCCGCTAGTAGTTTATTTGTTTCTTTTATGGACGCTTCTGCGTTTAGCACATCATCAGACTTAAGAAACGCGGGTCTTAGCTTGTTAACTTTAGCGTCTTTATCTAAAATAG